CACCAAGCGTATGAAGACGCTGAATGATCAACGTCGCGTGTCGGTGCGCAAGATGAAGCAGCAGCTGAAGAAAGTTGAAGCCGCCGCAATTCGCGAGCAATATGATGAATTTCACAAGACATTCCTGGGCGACGATCTGGCTAAACAGGCCATTGTGTCCACTCAGGAGGTTGGGCCTGAGATGGACCGTTGTTTCGGTCCACCGAGTGAGGAGGCGCAGGGCGCCTTCATCCGTACGGCCTTGAACAAGATTCTGGTCCCAGCCCACATTGTGGAGGACCTCGACTTTATCGACTCTGACTTTGGCCCTCATGCCCTGGCGTGCTTGGGAGGCACAAACGTTGAGGTTCACCTCGAGAACCTTGATGTACGTTTTGACACCGCTGAGTTGAGCATCTACGACTGTAGCTCCTTGACCTGTGCGGTGACACCCACGCTGGAAATTGGCGGTACCGTGCAGTGCATGGTGCCCACACATGTCGGCAACCTCCGTCTCATTTTACACCAGGTGAATCTCCGCTACTTCGCATGCGAGAATTGCCCACTTGAGGCTGGCTGTTCCGGCTTGCCCGCTCTCGTCGGAGGTCGCGTCGTTGCGATGTTTCTCGGCAATCAGGCGGGTCGTGTGGGCATCTTTGCTGCCATGCCGTCTGCTGTTGAGGCCTCGTTAAGTGACCTCGCGCTGGCTGCAGGGGGATTGTCCCCCTGTGAGCCGCTTGAATACAAGCCTTGTGGTAAGAAAGGCAAGACCAAGCGCCGAAATCGTCTCGTGCGCGCCGGTCAGTTTTCGGATGCCGACTATGATGCCATTGTCGACAACCTCCGCTCGCGCCTTGGGCGTGACCCCAGTTCCTGGGAAGTCCAAGACGCTTTGCAGGATGAGCTCGAGTTCCGTGCTGAACTTGAATTCGAAACAGCCGCTGCCGATGAGGAGCAAAATGATGAAGACGATGATGACGGATACGGTGATGCTGATGACCCGTATGCCGAATACCAAGACACGGACTACGCCGCGACTTTTGGGCGCTTTGATCAGAATGATCGCGCCGAAGCCGACCGCGAGCACCAGCAATGGCGCTTGGGGCGTGGTGAGGAGAACCCGTACTACCACCCGTTCGGTAAGAAGAAAGCCCGTAAGCCCGTCAAGGGCAACGTGGTTGTTTTCGGCCCGACGGCCACTGAGAAGGAGGAACTAGCCAAGATTGTCACCTTGGAGCCCATGCCGGCCCCAGTTGTCAATTCTATCATGGCGCCTTTCGACTTCTTCACTGCCGATCGATATGTCGCTGTTGACGCTTCCAACGTTGGTAACCCTTTTGACGACATCCTTGTCGCTCCGACCCCGGAGCTTCAATCCCCGGATGCCACCCCGCAACAACCGGCCGCACCGGTTCACGTTGAGGATGAGAAGAACCCCCCTAAGGGGTTGAGCCCTGAGGCAATTCAGCGCGTGAACGAGATCCAGAAAGAAATCGATGCCGCTGAGAAACGCCTCGAGGAGCTCAGGCGCCTTACTGCGACCACTTTGTCCCCTGCGTTTTCCGGTCCTACGCCGCCCCCGAGCCCAGCCGGCAAACCCGCGCAGCTTGGCGTGATGGCATTTGCGGATGTTCCCCCACCTAACCCTTTTGACTCCGTGCCGACTGAAGAGTTGAAAAGATTGAAGAATCTGTCGCTCAAGACTGAGTTGACAAACGAGCAAACGTTCGCGACACTAGCCAAAATTGTTGCGACGAACCCCACGACGAAAGACTTTTCGCGTGCCCGCCAGCTTGAGGAAGTGGCGGACCTCCGAGCGAAGATCGCTGAGTTTCAGAAAGCCGGAGTCAGTTTGATGGAAATGGTCCACCTTACAGCTAGTGAGGAGGCCAAGTTCCCACCGAACGAACACGAGAAGCAACTTCTTATGAAGCATTTGAGGTTGTTGAGGGAGAAAGCTGCTTACCTGGAGAAGAAGCGCACCGAGCGTGAGCAAGCTGCTAAAAACATTACTAAGACGCAAGGTCTTTACATGACCAAGGTCAGGGAGGTCGCCGAGCTCGAGGCGAAACTGGCCAATTTTGAGAAGACGATGACTGCCAAGGGCCCGGATTTCTAAATCGGGCCGCGGGCGTAATAGCCGCGGCGTTGTCGCTCAACCCATTCTACTACACTGGCCCTACGGGACGCCAGATCGATCGTGGCAAGCGTCGCCACTTTCCCGGGGATCACATCGCATATGTGGGTCGCACGTTTATCCCGAAACGCGGCTCCGAGCACTCCGATCAGAGTGCCCACAATTACGATGACGTCTTCCCCCGCTTCCGCGACTATAAGTTGCCATCACGTTCGCCTCTCGACGAACGCTTCGTCCTTGATCAACTCTGCTCCCACATTCGCACGGAGTCTGATCTGGGCGCCAAGGCCCTCCGACTTGGCAACGAAGTCCTGCTTGACTGCACCGCTAAATCCAAGCAACCCTGCTGGTTTATCGACGGTCTGCCTCGCATTGATGATGTTGTTGACGCTATCATGGCTGAGAACCGCACCAAGCACCCAGGCTTCCCCGGTTGCGTTCTCGCCGCGACTAAAGGTGTTCTCATCGACAGGTATCTTCCTGACCTGGTGATGGCCATCTACGCCCGCCTACTGGCTCTTCGCTACGTTGGCCCTTACTGCTCCACTGCTGAGGACTTTTTCGAGACCTTCTGCAGCGACCTCACCGCGTTTTCTATTAAACCGGAGGTCATTAAAGTTGGCAAGAATGGTCGAGGTCTTTGTGCCGTGTCCATAGTCACCACTTGTGTTGAAACTCTCCTTTATGGTTGTTTCGATGTTGCCTTCAAGAGCGCTCGTTATGAGAATTACAGCGCCATTGGCATCGGTTTCACTCGTGCTGACTCGGACCTGCTCCATCTCGCCTCCCCCAAGCCTTCAATGTGCAGCGATGTGCCGATGTTTGACTCCACTGTCACCCCTATGGAGAACGAACTCAACGCTCGAAATGCGATGGCCAGCCAAGGCATCCAAGAGGGCCCCATTCTCACAATGGCCCTCCAATTGGAACGTTCCTTTTCACTGAAGCTCTTTGTCCTCTCGAATGGTTGGATTTATTTGCAGCTCGACCCTGGTTACATGTGTACCGGTCGCCGCGAAACATCCAACTTCAATACGAAGACTAGGGCTCGCCGCTCCATGGCTGTTGATGTCATCCTACTGACACGCGCCGCGGAGTTGTCTCCCAAGACTGTGTGCGCCGGTGACGATTGCAATGAGACCCCCCACCCAGACAAGGAGGCAGTTTATGCCGAGCTTGGTTTCCCCTTACGTGATGTGACGATTACTGATGATCTCACTTTCTGTAGCCACGACTGGCCTGTTGGCCAACGTCCTGTTGGCCAACGGATTCACAAGGCGATGTTCAAGCTGTTCCTCAATCTGCCGGTTGATGCGGAGCGGTTCACTGCGATCTGTAGGGAGTTCGGAGAACATCCGGACTTCCCGGCATACTACCGCAACATCTCTGCGATCCGGCCGGAGATGAATTCAGTCACTAGTGAAATGATTTCCAACCTGAGATTCAAGGATGATCTCTCCCCCCTCTATGACGCCTGTGCCAAGAAGAAGAAGGCCGGCGTCCCCAAGGCGCGCAAGCAGGGCCCCAAGCCCGCCCCCAAGCTCGCCGTTGCCCGTGCCCCCAAGCCTCACCCAGCTGTCAAGATGGCTCATGTTCACGCTGCTTGCAGCATCACTGACCCCTTCTGCAGCCACGCTCGTGCCGCTAAGCGCCCCGACGGCCTTGGCGCCACATCAATCGGTGCCCATGTACACTACATCACCACTATCTCAACGGACGCTGCCGGTAAAGCCTTTTACACTTTGGTGCCTGGTATTGGCCGGTACGGTGTTGCTTCTGGCACTCTTGCAGCTAGTACGTGGACGCTTCAGGCTGGCTGGACCTCTCTCGGAGGTTCTGGCTTTGTTGACGCGAATGCGGCTGAGGTCCGCATTGTGAGCATGGGCGCGATTCTCCGCTCGATTTGTTCTGCAACTGACTCTAAAGGTATCGTTGACACGTTCGTTGTCCCTAACCCGGTCGTGAGCGGTACGTTTTCTGAAGGGTCTGCTAACTACCCCGAGTTCAAACGCAATTCTTTGCGCTCCACGCGTGAAATTGCTTGGATCGCCAAGCCCGCTGGTGCCCACGCCCATTCCTTCCGCCCCTATGCGGAAGCCACCACCACTATGTCAGACTTCGACTGGACCTCCCTCGGTATCGAAGTCCTTAGTGGCCCTGCCAGTACGCCGGTGCTTGACCTTGAGATATTCGTGAATGTTGAATTTACGTTGAAGAACTCCTCTTTAGGAGCCTCAGGTTTGGCCTCGGCGGTCACGAAACCACGTCCTGCGAACCCCGTCGCCCTCAAGGCCCAGAATGCTATTCACAGCAAGATGGAGTCCTTTGTTGAGGGTGGCATTTCCACCGTGGAGAAGAAAGTTGCCAGTTTTGCGTCCTCTGCACTTAGTGCCGTTGAGGATTTCGGACTTGGCATGCTCTTTGGCTAGAACCTTTTGCAGCGGTCTTCCGCCGCTTGTTCTTCCCTTCCTTTCATGATGTTTTTATGGTTTTCCACCAAAACCATGCC